AATATTAGATTATTCTCTTAATTATTCTGCCAACTTTTGGAAGTATGAAAGGGCATCATCTTCTTCATCATCACTTGAATTGACTTTAGGAAGTTCTACACTCTTACTCTTACGATAAGACTCCTCCAGTTCTTGCATTACATTCTCTTCAANNTTNNGCTNNGGAACATAAGACTCATACTCTTCTTCNACATCTGCAGTTGAAGACTTAGGAGCAACTTTACCCACCCCAAGAACACTATTAAGGCGCTTCTCTAGATCATCATAAGACTTGAACTGATCAGGAGCAACGATTGCNGAGAGTGAATATTCTTGCTTCCAGAGTGCTTCTAGTGCTTCATCATCATCTAGAAGAGGTTCTGGAGAATCAAATTCAGACTTATCGTAGTTCCAGTATCCTTCTACCTTACGGATCTTCAGGCGGAAGTTTGCACCTTTCCAGAAATCAAAGGGATTGATTGGTTCTTCATCTTCAAACTCTGGTTGCATTGCATTCAGAATCTTATCAAAGATTTTCTTACCGAACTTGAAGAGAAATACTTTACCTTCGTTTTCTGGTTGAGCAGGGTCTTTGATTACATAAATGTTCGCATAATAAGACAGTTTGCGCTTGCGCTGACGAACGGTTTCCTTATCACGGTCGTTTCCAGAGTTCCAGAGTTCAGAGTTTGATGCACACACTGGGCACTTCTGACCAACTGTAGTGAGACAATTATCAATCATCCATAAATTTTGTGGACCTTGAAATGCATGGTTATACATTTTAACCCAAGGTAGATCTTCACCATTGGGAGCAGGAAGAAAACGAATGACTGCAGAACCAATATCCCCTTTGCCGAGGCTCGGTTTCCAGAATCGCTCATCAGGTCCACCTTGAGCACCAGTATTCATTTTCTCAACTTCTTTTACTAGTTTATCAGTAAGAGAACCGAGTTTAGATTGTTTTTTTAGAGATTCAAATGACATTTTAGTTAGTTTCGGATTTGGCCTTTNTGANTTTGCTTAGGGGATCNTCCAGCCCATAAGAATATATTACTCTGACTTTTCAGGAATGTCAAGTTGTTCTTTCATCATCTCAATCAGTCTTGTCATATTGTTGAATATAATATTCATATCAACATTCGGAGGCATACCCATCATTTGAGCAGATTCAATGATTCTTTCCTTCATCTCAACCGCTTCGGGGTCATCAGATAAACTCAAACGAGTATAAAGAACTTTTTGCTTATTCAAAAGTTTTTCAAGAAGAGAAATATGAAACTTTTTCTCTTCATCATTCATTGTGGGAAAAGTGAAGACATTGCGATAAATGTCATCTTGAAGAATAGAAATTTCCGACATCTCTGCACGAACTATGTCTGAATTAAAAAAACTCACAGAACACACTCCTTTAAAATTGACTTGAATTTATTACTATCAATATGTAGGAATGGTGCATATTTTTCAATCTTCATCGATACAAATTCCCACACAGGGTCTTGAAGTTTTTTATCAAACTGTTTTTTATATCCAAGAATATTATTTAAAATTATCATCGTTTCTAATGACAATTTCTTTTGTAGAAATTGTTTTAAAATTTTAGGATGTCTACTACCTTCAATTCTAAACATTTCATCAAAGTTTTTAGAATTAAAAATACTCACCTCATCCTTAAAGATATAAGAAAGTGATTGTGTTCTTCGCATCCAGTTCTTATAATTATCTTCTCCTTCTTTAATGATCTCACCAATCCATAGTGACTGAGGGTCATCACAAGAAGCAAAGTTAGATACGAAGAAATTAATTATTTCATCATCAGTTTTCTGACGAGACATCTTTTCAAAATAAAATCTATCTTTGCGTTTGTAGAAAGATTGAATATTTGCTTTTACCTTTCCGTTGTATGTGAAGTAATTATAGTTCTTATTGGTGAAATGATTTTTTAATGCTAGGTAAGTTTTATAACAATTCAGAGGATCCAATTTCAAAATACTAATCGTGCTTTAGAAGTTTTCTTAAGAAAATTAAGTTCCATTGCTTCAAACTTAATCTTCTCTTTAAGTGGTTTTGAAAGAAGTTTAGGAACTGATTCTAAATCAATCTTATTGATCTCACAGAAAGCAATTACTGCATCAATATGAGATACACCCTCTGCTACTACAAGTTTCTCAACTTCTTGAGCAAACCTAGAAGGACAGAAAAACTTTTCTTCTAATACCTTTTCTAATTCTTCGTTTATATCAGAATTCATTAATTGAATAAGCGTAAGAGACACGATAATTAATTTATCACAATTTTAATAATTATACTTTTTAAAGTTTGAAAAGTCAAGCAATCAATTCTAACTTATCATTTACAAACTTTCTAATGTACTGAACTACCAGTTTCATATATTTACTTAAATCCTTTTCTTCATAAACGACACACTCACCATTTTCGCAGGTCATTATGATTACTAGTTTTTTAATCTGAATACCTGTCATTTCATAGAGTGCCATTCCATAAAACATAGTTTGAACGAAATATCCTTCTACCCATTCTTTCGGTTTTGGTTTTGCGGAAGTCTTGAAGTCAATAACTGCAAGTTCTTCGTCAAAATTTGCTATACAATCAACAGTTCCAGCGACACCTAAAACTTCACTGTAAAGAGCACCTTCTAATGTGCGAATATTATTTATACGATTAAGAGTTGGTTTTGCAATTTTGAATAAGTGATCTGAAATTGGTTGAACTTCCGGAAGGTCTTGATTAAGTAAATAGTTCTCAATAAGAGTATGAGTATCAGTTCCGCGACTGGTTGCTCTTTTTGTAACTCTATTTGCTTCCTCTTCACCAACTCTTTGGCGCCATTTGGCGAACTTTTCTTTGCTATAATGACTAATGACGGAGGTAATAGAAACTAGTTTCTTATTTTCTCCATCAATATTATAATAACGAACTCCATCTATATTCTCCCGTTTAAGTTCGGGAAGATTCAAATCAAGGTGAGTGAACATTTTATATGTTTATGTTTAAAGTGTGCTTTGCAATTAGATACTCTTTAACCAATCCACTTCTACAAACATCTTCAATACCNAATTCAATAAAATCAAATGAAGGCATTATTTGAAGAATCTTTATAAAATCGTGAATTCCATTTCTTTCATTCTGACGAACCAAATCACTCTGCGAAGCATCACCACAGAACATAATCTTACAATTTTCACCAACACGAGTAATGATAGAATCGTTCTCATGCCCATTCATGTTTTGAAACTCATCTACAATGAGAATGCAATTATCAAAAGTCGTTCCTCTTAGGAATGAAGAAGACCAGAAACTTATAGTTCCTTGAGTCTTAAGATTCCCATAGAGCATTTCAAAATCCTCATCAGAAGGAAGTTGGAACATATATTTTACCATATTCTTATATGGTATTTCAAAGAGAGCACTCTTGTCTTCATGTCCGCCAGGAAGAAAACCAATTTCTCTTGTTTGAACTAAAGATCGAATGATATAGATTTTATCATAAGGACTTCTTTCATCAAAAACATCCTTTAGAGCATTATAAAGAACAATAAAGGTTTTACCAGTTCCAGCTGCACCATAAGCAACTAAATGCTTACCCTCATTATAAGAATCAAAAAGTTTTGACTGATTATCAGTTAATGGTTCAATGTTTAAAAGTAAATCTGAATTAAGTGGTTTCCTGCGCTTCATTTGCTTCGCAGTCATCCCAATACCAGTTGCATTCTCTTGAGTTGTTCTCTTTCTTCTTGCCATACAAATTTAAATAGTTTTTACTCGGGATCCAGGAGCCTTAGATGCTTTATAAAGAATGTCATTCCATCCAGGATTTTTCTTAACAAGTTTATCTTTCCACTCGCCAATTTCTGCGCTGGCAGGACAAGTTGCTGGATCACTCCAATCTCTTTCCCATTCTGAATTATCCTTTTTCCACTGATCCCAATCGTGAACACTCATAGAAACTTCTTTTTGTTCACCAGTGACTTTATTATACACAGGGTATGTTGCCAATTTATTCCTCCATTTTATATAAGGATATTTATTCTAGTGTAATACTAGGTGCATCTTCGCATTCAATGCAATTAATACACTCATCCATATCTGGATTTTCTTTTAAAAAGTTTTGAAACTCCTCTTCCGTAAGAAGAATTTTAAAAATATGACCCGTTAAATGGTCTTTAATACACCAGGCTTTCATAAATTTTCAAGGAGACAACCTTGCTTTATGTAGCCGCTTTTCTTCATAATAACTAAAGATCTCAGGAACCCACTCCTTCATCACAGGAACCATTCCTTCACATAATGCTTGAATCTCTACTTGAGCATCCAACTTTGCACGAAGGTCTAGGAAGTGTAGTGCAGCACGAAGAGAGAATGAGACTACAAAGTTTTGGCGAATATTCTGTGGTAGATAGTCACGAAGATGTTCNTCTGCCATACCACGCTTCTCATAACCTTCTGCATACCTCTCAGATGCTGCCAGACAGAACTTTAACTGCCTTTCATAGTCATCCTTCGTCCATTCGTACTTATGCCCTTTACGGTCAAGGTAGAGACCTTCTGGGCGCACATAAAAAACCTCTTCTGGTTTCAAATCACCGTTTGCAACCTTCAGTACTCGCCGTCCAGTATAACGCTGCGATTGAACATCAAAGGATACACCAACACGATGAGTTCTTGCCTGAACAATTACATTATGAACAAATCCAACACAATCCAAAGTAATCGCAGGGTGCTCTAATGGTCCCCAGTGACCTCTTTCATTTGCAAGAAGTTGGTCAATGACCCACTTACCACAATCCTTTTCATTTGGAGGAAACTTCGTATGAATGGGATCTTCCGAGTAATCATTCTTACCTGCCTGATAAACCAAAGTTTGTGGAAGTTGTGTTTGACGAAGCATCACAACTTTCATATGTTGATCTAGTTCTAGTAAATCTTTTGCTTTAATTGGTTTCATTCTTTTTCAGTCTCCCAAGTATCTTTTTCTTTTTTACGAAGTTTTTTAAGTTCTTTATACATATCCTTGATTTGTTGATATGCTTCTTCTGGAGAAATTTTATCTGTTATTTCTAGCGAAGCGACAAGAGCAACCTTGTCCCCGAATCTTGCAAGTGCTCTTTCGTAAGGCGACAAGTCATCATACATCGTCTTCGTCCTCCACAAAATACTCATCAACATCATCTTCTATGTATGAGACGATTTCTTCGTAGTTGTGATTAGGAGGTTCTTCAAGTTCTTTTTTTAGAGATCCAACAAGAAGTTCCATATTACGAACAATAAGTTTTACTTTTTCGCGATCCATTAAATTCTNGTATCTTTTGTTATTTTACATAAAAAAAGGAAGGATGTCAATCCTTCCCTGAGTCTTAAGCAACTTGAGATTGCTTTGCCATATTTAATTGTGCGATTTGAAGTAGTTTTTCTTTTTTATCCTTTCTTTTAAGATACTGAATGAAATAAGTATTCATTTCCCAACCTCCTTTACAAATTTAACACCACGATATGTTTCGTTGTGTTGTTGGGGTTGTTGTTGTGCCTGTTGTTGACGACGAACTTCGGTGTCGTAGGGGACACCACGATATACGACTTGACTCATAGGTTTGCTCCTTTACTGTTTGGTAAATTTGCGTTCCTTCCCTTTGGGTACTTCCGTCACATAATGTGATGAACGATAAGAGTATCATAGAACTCTTATACTAGATAGTCAAGTAAAATTGTATCTTATTATACTATTTTATCTTTGAATATAATTTAACTTATATTCACTTGGATTAAGTTGAGCAATTATAATATCACAACCAATTTTTGGGTTTGCAGATCCACAGGTATAAACATCCAAGGCCGCTTTTCCTTCCTCAGGCCAAGTATGAATACTGATATGACTTTCAGACAATAAACAAATGGCAGTAATGCCTTGAGGATCAAACTTATGAGATACCGTTTTTAGTACAGTTGCTCCTGATGCAATCGCAGCGTTTTCCATAAGATCAATAAGAAAACGCTCGTCATTCAAAAGAACTGACGAGCATCCATAGAGGTTTAATAAAAAATGCTTACCCATTTATTCAATTGTATTATCGTAATATTCGTTTAAAAGTTCCGACACAACTTTCTCTGTCCCATCAATCTTCTTTACTTGATATAAAGAAGATCTCATATACTTTTTAATTTTTTTATATTCTTTAAGTAATTTATCAACACCATCTTGATTTACAACTACCTTTACCTTGTTATTAAATCCTTCACTCATTTCTTTTTTTTACCTTCCGATGCTTTATATCCCCATAATTTAGGATTTGTTCTTCCATATCCAAAATCAATTTTTTGTACAGATCCAGGACCAAATCTATCATAATACATATCAAAAATTCTAACTCTTGTTCCACGACAAAGATCCATAAATGTTTCACCATCTACGCGATAAATCACCATATACGCATCATTAGGAAGAGAAGGATCTTTAATTTGTTGCAGAGTTGTTCTTTCAAACAAAAGTTCACAACCATAACGAGAAGTAATTTCTTTCTTTTCTTCTGGTGTCCATTGTGTCATTTCCTTCTCCGCAACTTTTGTCATGAACGACCTCCCCAACGAACATCAGGGTATGCCTCTTTGACATTATCCCAAGATACTTTATATTTATCTGTAAGTTTTTTATCCTTCACGAGACAAACCAATTCTGCTTCTAGTGGATGAAGTCCTTGAAGCATATTGATAAAAATAGTTTCTTTACGAATTTGTGATAATTCGTTATTTCCACCCTTTACAAAAAGATAAAAATTCTTATATTCATTACGAAGTGATGTATGTTGCTTATTCATTACTTCATCAGTTCCAGCATAAGCACCATTATTCAGATTAGTATTTTTTGCTTTACTATCAATAAAATCAGTAAGATTTCCACCTACTGAAGATTGTTCATTAGGGTCAGCATAAGGTACTGCACCTGGCGGAAGAATACTAATAACACTTTCATCGAAGTTCCAGATAAAAAGTGACACAAGAGCATCATTACGATACTCTTTTAGAACTTCTACTTTTTTTGCATTAGTTCTTTGTTTTGAGGCAAGATCCAAAATTTCATATTGAAATGGATTTGCTTGAAGTTTTACAATTGGTTTTTCAGTTTTTGTTACAGGCATAATGTTTAATACAATTCAGATTATTATAGTACAATTTTGCTTATTTATCAATCCTCTTCCTCTTCATATTCCTCTTCATCACCAAAATAATCTGGATTAAAAGATACCGCCAATACTTCATCGGGAATTATGTTTCCGTTATTGTCAAAAAATTCTGGGTGAATATTACGAATACCGTAAATTCTTTCCACCTGATACTGCTTAAATATCCATCCACCAATGAGACCAATGAATAAAAACATTACACAAAAAAGAGTTGTGAATGTTAAGATGACCGATAGTTCCATCTTTTTCTCCCGAGAGTTACTTTTTTTTAATATCAAAGAAAAAGTCAATTTGAAAATGTATCTCTCTTCTCAGGAGAGATAACATCTTACCAAAACGAAATTGAAATGCTTTTGGTACTGATGGTTTCTCCCTCCTATTATTATTTCTTAACATCAATTCAAATCCCCGATTTATTTGGAGATCTTCAGAGTTATTTAGTTTTCTTCTTTCGCCTTCCTTTTCTTTTGTCATAGTTGTATTTTTCAGCATCATCAAGAATGCCATTAAGATAATTTCTTATCTTTCTTGCTTCTGGTTTTGAGAGATGACCATATGCTTCACGAAGTTGTTTGTGTTGATTATCAGAACCACCCTCAAGATAAGTATCCAAATCAATTATAACTTCATTAATATTTTCAGCAGTTCTACTCTGAATAAATTGTTCTACTTCTTTTTTAATAGTACCTTTTACTTTTAAATATTCATAAAAATTTAAAACAAATTTTCCCTTAAAGGCATAATCAATTGCCTTTTCCACATCATAATAAACTTCGTGAAAAGTTGTTTCCATTTAAATTACTTTATTCTCCTGAAGGTACTTTACAGTGTCTGTACAACCACCCAAATGTTCTGTTCCATTCATAATCACTTGAGGAAATGTAGAACCTTGTCCAAATTCTGCATAAAATTCATCACGAGTAAAATCCTCATCAAGTTTGTAAGTCTTATGTTCTAAATTGGCAAGTTGAAGTACCTGTTCAATCTTGGAACAAAAGGGACATCCGTTTTTAGAGTATACGGTAAAATTCATAATAGTATTATTAGTGGTATTAAAAGTGTAAGTATTGAAATTATAAATCCCCCAACTAATTCAAGTTGGGGGCGAATACTATAGGGGTCCATAAGTTTTACTTGTATTTATTAATACCTTCTAGTTCCTCTTGGACGATAAACATAATATTCGTTATCATTTATTTGCTTTTGCCATTCAATAATAGCAGATAATCTTTCGGTTGTAAAGAATGATTGTTGCAAATACCAATCATACCATTTTTGATGCCCCTTTAAGTGATTGCATTTCTTACATGCACATAAGACATTAGTAACTCTATCACTTCCACCTTTAGATCTTGGTACAATATGATCCAATGTTAAGTTTTCTTCAAATCCACAATATGCACATTGATAATTCCATTTTTCTTTAATTGATTGTCTCCATTTTCGCCTTGCTTCCGAACTTGTTGTTGCCTCTAAATTGTATAAAAGTTCTTCTGAAGTAGAGTAGAGTGGCATTCGTAAGATGCATACCTCAAGTATTTATTTTTTT